AAGCGGTACACCCACTATGCGCACTCTATTGAGCGCCAAGTGATCCAGGGTAGCCCCCAGCCAGGTGGCATCTCGCTTGTAAGATTCGAGAAAAAGGGTGATTTGTTAAGCTTTGTGTATTTTTCTGCCCGTGATCAGAACAACGCATCTATTTACAATTTGGATTGGTCAAAGTGTATTGACAAGGTTGAGCTGCTGATTGGAGGTCAAGTGGTTGATACTCAGGATTTCCAGTGGATGTCCGATGTAGAGCCAGTTGTCGGTGCCCAGACCTACTCCACGCGTTACCTGAACTTTAACACAGCTGGACCAACCAACCAGAAGGCCCCATTCTTCCCACTGAAGTTCTTCTTCTGCAAGGATTACTTCCTGGCCCTGCCCCTGGTGTCTCTGCAGTTCCACGATGTTGAGCTGCGCATCACCTGGTCTTCCAATCTGGGTCAGACGGTCACTTTTGGCCCAACAACCAATCCAGTGGTGTCAGCTGTCCCACAGGCAACAATCAATGTGTCCTCCACCATTGTGACTTCAGCTGGCTCAAACACCGCCTTCATCGGTGTCAACTCAGTGTCTGGTCCAATCTTCCCCGGATCTCTGGTGTCCAATGTGGTCCTGCCAGATTCCAACGTCAGCGCAGTTATCCAGAAGGTGTCCAACGCCGCTGGTCTGTCTAATATAACAATTGCATTCGCAAATACCACAAGCACCTCAAACATCTTCTTCCCTGCCAACTCCACACTGAATGTGTATGCTCCGACCACAGTCGCAACCGTGGTTGCAAACACTGTAATCTCTGTGACTTCCACCACTGCAACCCTGACCATCAATAACATTGGTTCCCCTGTCGCCGCTTCAGGTATCCAGGCGGGCTCCTACGTGGCTGGTCTGCCCCTGGTGGGTCCAGTGGTTGTCACCGCCTCCAACGCAACCACCGTAAATGTGAGCTTCGCCACACAGTCTACTCCTCCCCCTCCCACTGCAATTGTCGGAACAGAGATTGGCTTTTTCCCAGGGACCTCGAACAGCACAGTAACATACTCTAGCTTGAGCTTCATCTGCTGGGCCAACTTCATCTTCCTGGATGCCGCCGAGCGCAAGTTTTTCGCCGATAATAGCCACGACATGCTCATCCACCAGGTGGTCCGCGTGCCAGTGTCCCCAGGCTCGGTCCAGGAGCTGTCACTTGCTCACCCCATCAAGTACATCGCCTTCCAGTCCCAGAGCTACGCACAGATTTTCCAGAACGGAAACAACTCTGTGAATGCAGCCAACTTTAGCATGAAGCAGCAAATCAACGGAGTGGATGTCGCCGAATTCTTCCCCCTGCCCCAGTGGGTCGACAAGTCCCAGTACTACCAGACACCATATGGATACGGACACAACCAGCAGGTTGCAAATGTCGCAATCATCAGCTTCTGCCTCGACACATCCAAGAGCCAGCCCACTGGCACCCTCAACTTTTCCCGCATCGACACATACCGCCTGTTGACACCTGTCGGAGCCCAAGACCCAGTCACCGGCCGCACGGGTATGCTCGCACTCACAAACCCCAACGTCACCTCGCCCTACCTGTACGCAGTCAACTACAACGTGCTCAGAATACAAAATGGTCTCGGGTCCGTCCTTTACGCGAACTAAATTTATACCTAAATATAAATGCCCCTGTGGGTTTGGGTCATTCTTTTGGCTATTGTATTTCTAATATCGTATGATAAGCGCAGCGGGAATCTCCAGGAATTTTTTAATGATGATAAATTAGAGAGGAGTCAAAATGATGACTCGAGAAAGACACAAAGCAGTAGCGATACCGATGAGTCAGGTTGAGGGCGTGCCTCACTTTCTATTGGTCCATGACCGGAGGTACAGGGAGTGGACATTTGTTACTGGCGGGTGTCGCCGACGCGAGATTCTGAACCCACTCCGGTGTGCGATTCGTGAACTCGAAGAAGAAACACGAGGAACGATCAACCTGAAGAGAGGCTCGTACGCTTACTTCAAGTTTTCGACCGATACCCCGGAACCAAGGGACCTAGAAGATGGTGTGGATGTAGTCAACC